ATAATGATGAAACAAATGATGATATGCCATCTCTAATAGATGGTAATGAAGAAGATAATGATGAAACAAATGATGATATGCCATCTCTAATAGATGGTAATGAAGAAGATAATGATGAAACAGATGATGATATACCATCTCTAATAGTTAGTAATGAAGAAGATAATGAAGTTGGACAATTAGAATCATCAACTAATATACCAGAAACTGAACAAAATACAGCTAGTAATTTAATACAAAATAATATGTTTTTAAATTCTAGTAATATACTACCAAATCCACCACAATCATTATCACCATCACTTCACTATCCAAATAGAAGGATACAAAGATTAAATCGTTATAGACATTATCTAAGAACTACAAATTTACCATCATTAAATAACATAGGAAATTCATATGAAGAATTAACGAGATTAGGAGAAAGACTAGGAAATGTTTCAGTTGGTATAAAAAAAATGGATAATATTTGTAGAGATTATATTGTAGATGAGGACGAAGATTGTTTTGTATGTAGAGAAGAATTTAAAAAGGGTGATAAAATGAAAAAACTATTATGCGGACATTATTTTTGCGAGGATTGTATTAGCACATGGTTTAAAGACAATAAAAAATGTCCTGTTTGTATGGTAGAATATAATGATGATGGTTTAATTAAACCAAAAAAAACACAAATAGAATGTGAAGTATCTACATATGTATAATTTATTTTAATTAAATAATGGTTATATTATTTATTTTTTCATATTTTTTAAAACATTTTCGAAATATATTTTATATATTTTTATATATTTATATTATATATATAATAAATAACAACTTATTATAAATTATTACAAATTATTTATATAAATATAAAAATAAAAATCAGAAAAAAAAATTTATAAAAATAAATTCATAAAATGCTTTTAATATTATCTGTTTTTGATAAAGATAAAGTAAATATGTATTTAAATCAAGCAGATAAAGAAGATAAGGAAGTTATTCTTGAAGCATATCAAGCATTAAGTAGCGGATGTTCTAATCCATCTTTTTTTCTTAAAAGTTTAATAAATGAATTATTAACAAATAAAAAAAAGAATAAACAATGTAATGAACATACTATAATTAATGATGCTGATATTGATTTGTATTTAATGTTAGGTATTCAAAATGTATCTAGTGATGAATTATTTAAACCTAGAAATCACTTAATTAAAATGTTAAAAGACCAATTTAATAATGAAAATAACAACAATACAATCAATGACCGTGTCATGTCTTCTATTATGGGAAATATGACCCCTTTTTTAGTAGATACAACATCTTTAGAAACAAAATGTAAGTTATCAAGTCTTTTAGAAAATCATTCTACAATAGTTAAATATAAAGAGGATAATGATAAAAACCCAAATTCCTTAATAGAAATGTTTCAAGAGATACCAACGAAAGTAGAGGAATTAGAGAAATTAATTATAAAAGGAAAAAATATTATAGATTTTATAGACCCAATAATTAAACATGATTATCTATCTTATGAAATTATATCCAAAGATTCTAATTTAATAAAGGAAATAAATGAAAATATTGTTGATACATTAAACGAAACATTAACAGGTGCTGAAGCACTTGTTACAGATTCTACAGATACGGATATTGATAGATCTAAAATAATACAAAACTTAACAAACGCCATTAAAAATATAGAAGATGATAGTGATTATATAAGTTTAATTACTAAAACTGAATTAATTAATACTATTTTAGAGAATATTTCATTATTTTTTGGAATAATTAATAGTAAAGTATCAAAAGAATCAAATTATATGACAGAAATTGAACAATTAATAAAAGAAATAAATGAAAAAAGTAGTGATACACCTTATTTAAATACTATTAATGAAAATAATAAAATATATATGAAAGAAATTTATAATATAATAACAACACATATAGATAATCAACATATAACAGATTTTTTAAACACATATGAAGATATAGATTTTTCAAATATGTATGAAGAAACAGATTTTTTAAATAAAAATAATGAAGAAACTATAAAAACTATTTTTTACGATTTATTTAAAATAACAGAAGATGACTTAACAAATATTAATATAAAGTTAGACGAAATAGAAATAAATCAATATTTACAAACAGAAGGAATACTTGATAATGTAATAAGTGCTTCGACAACTTTATATGAAAGTATTAATAATAAAAATATACAAGCAGCACTTGCTGGTTCAATGGGAGAACAAGTTTCTCCAGAAGATACATCTACATTAAAAACATATCAAATTGTATTAATAGCGGTTGCAGGTATTTTAGTAATTTTAACTATAGTTATTTTTATAAAAAAGATATTAAAAAATAGAAAAACTCTCCCATCTTTAGAAAATAAATCATCTCCATATAATATAAGTTATAAATCACCCATGAATCATAAATCACCCATGAATCATAAATCACCCATGAATCATAAATCACCCATGAATCATAAATCACACATGAATCATAAATCACGCATGAATCATAAATCACCCATGAATCATAAATCACGCATGAATCATAAATCACCCATGAATCATAAATCACTTTTTTAATACAAAAAAATTTAATAATATATCTTATTAAAAATAATTTAAAAATTGAAATATGTAATGAAACAATAGATTAATGGAATTTGTAATACATAAATAGAACTGAAAATATTATTAAAATGTATAATGAAAAAACATAAAAAGTAGAATTTATAATAATTATTAATAGAATTCTACTACTTCATTTTTATATGTTCCTAAACAAACCCCAATATCTCCTTCGTCGTTAGATATTTCATAAATATAATTTTTTTCTGATACATAATAATCAACACCATTATGTTCTATAATATCAATATTATCTAAAGACACATCATCTTCTAAACTATTCTCATTTTTTGTTTTTAAATTTTCATTATTATTTATTATTTGATCTACTATTTCTTTAATTTCTTCTTTATCTTTATCAATTATTATATCGGCATGTTTTACTTTTTTTTTTCTTTCTGTCTTCTTCTTTTCCTTTTTTTCCTTTTTTTCCTTCTTTTCCTTTTTTTCCTTTTTTTCCTTCTTTTCCTTTTTTTCCTCATTTTCCTTCTTTTTCTTCTTTTCCTTCTTTTCCTTTTTTTCCTCATTTTCCTCAATTGCCTCCATTTTCTCCATTTCCTCCATTTCCTCCATTTCCTCCATTTCCTCCATTTCCTCCATTTCCTCCATTTCCTCCATTTCCTCCATTTCCTCCATTTCCTCCTTTTCCTTTTTTTTCTCCATTTCCTCCATTTCCTCCATTTCCTTCTTTTCCTTCTTTTCCTTCTTTTCCTTCTTTACATTTTTAATCTTTTCTTCTTTAATCTTTTCTTCTTTAATCTTTTCTTCTTTAATCTTTTCTTCTTTAATCTTTTCTTCTTTAATCTTTTCCTCTTTAATCTTTTCCTCTTCTGTTTCACAAGTATGTTGTTTTTCTTCTTTTTTAATATCTATATCAGTTCTATTGTTTTCCTTCCTACCTTTTTTGAGTGTATTCTCTTTTATAATAAAATTATTATTATTATTTATGTCGCTTGTTTCCTTTTCAGGTTCATTTGTTTTTTCGAATAATTTTATTTTATTTTCTAGTAATGTATTTCTTCGTATTTGAATTTCTATTTGGTTTTTAAGGTCTTTAATTTCTTTATCTTGTGTTTTAAGCATTGATACACGATTAAAATTAGATTCTTCAAATGTTTTCTCTTCTAGTGTTATTTTTAATTGATTTATTTCATTTTGTTTATTTTCTATAATATCGTATAATTCACATATTTTTCTATTAATATTATCATTAAATTGTTCTAATTCTGTTTTAATTTCAGACTTATAATTATTTAGTGATATACATACCGATGAAATATTATTATTTAATTTTTCAGTAATACCTGAAAAAAAATATTCGTTATCAGACATTTTAATATTATCTATGATGTGGATTAATTTAATATTAATAGTATATATATCTTTAAATTTTTTATTATTTTGATTTTAATATTTTATAATTCAAATATATTTTTATACAATTACATTTTATTCATAAACATAATCTTTAGCAAGATAATCTGCTAATTGATTTCCTTTCCATAAAAACATTTCTTTGGGATTAGAAAGAGGAGGTGGTCTATGACTATTAACGTGTATAAATTTATAATGTACTTTGTGTAATTTTAATTTGGACATTAATAAATTAATGGAAATCAATATTTCCTTATTTTTAACTTGTTCGTCAAGTTGGGTTTTCCAACTATTTTTTAACCAATTATCAATCCATATTGTTAACGCATTTATACAATATTGAGAATCAGACACAATATATATTATATTTTTCGTATGTTCTTTTTGATATAGTTTAATTTGTTTTTTATAATTATCTAGAACCATCAATGTGTATTTTATTGCTAATAATTCACATTGATTAATAGTTGCTTTTATTTCTTGATGGGAAATGTTAATGCTTTTTATACCAAAGTAAATGCCAAATTTAGATATCATATTTGCTTTCGTATCATCGTCATCTTTCATATTTTTATTATGTTTTATAGATTTCCATTGTGTTTTATGTTTATCTTTATGATAACTTCCATCCGTAAAAATATAGAAATCGTCTTCATATTTATTAAAAGTTTCAATATTAAAAACATTTTTATCTCTATCTAAATCTATAATTGTTTTATTGTTAATACTCATCATAGCAATTTCTTCTTCTTTAACTTTAAAATCATCTAATGTAATATCTCCATTTAAAAAGGCAAACGCATCTTCTTTTTTAGAAAACTTTTTAAAAACAGGACTAGGATATCCTTTTGTTTGTTCTTGACATTCACTCCAAGAATAATAAACACCTGGTTTATATCCTTCTATAACAGTATAATAATATTGTTTTTTTTTTGCTTTTGATTTTCTAAATTCTTTTTGTGCTATTTTTTTTGCTTTATAACTATCTAATTCTTCATCTTTATTCATACTATTATTTATATTATTATTTTAACTAATTATGTTTAATAATTGTTATTATAATCAATTTTATAATATAATAAAGAACAATAAATAAATCGTCTAAATTTATTTAGTAATAATTATTTATTATTAATCTTATTAATTTAATATGATAGATGATTTTGATATAGAAATTGTGCCTTTAAATGAAAAAACAAAAACTATTAAATTAGAACCAACTAAGACCGATTCTTTAAAAAAAAAGAGAATGTCTAAAAAAGAAGATACTAATTTAAATTCACAAATAGATAAAACAGATAAGATTAAATTAAAAAAGGGGAAAAAGAAAACAGAAAAGAAAACAGAAAATATACAAAAAGAAAAAAGGAAACACATAAAAGAAAATAATAAAATTAAGGAAAAGAAAGAACAAACTAAAAAAAAAAATAAAACTAAAAAAACCCAAGAACAAAAACAATCTCAAATAGTTAAAGTTAATAAAGTAGATAATATAGTCCCTATTAATAAAAAATCACCATCATATTTATTAAATAATTCTGTGACGATATCAAAAAAGAAAAGTCCAAAAATAAAATCTCCTATACAACAACATAAATATAAATATAAACAAGATCAACACCAATCAAATTTAAGATATAATTATAAATTACAAGAGGCTCAGAGGCGCAAGAGAGTAATAGAAGAACAATTGGGAGTTTTAAAACAAAAACAAATTGATAAATGTAATCCGGTAAAAGATTATTTTAAAAATAAGAAAAAATCACCTCCAAGAAAACAAATTACTATAAATCCAAATTATAATTTTAATATCCCATATACTACAAAAAGGATAGAAACTAAAAGATATACGTTAAAAACTAAAACCAAACAAGATTTATTAAAGAAGAAAGATGCATTATTAAAATTAAAAGCAAAAAAAACACAAAAAATACAAAATATGAGATTAAAATCACATAATAAAAGAATGCCAAACGTTCAATTAAAATACAATTCTCCTCATATTAATTCACTTGAATATAAGAAACAAAAATTAAAAGAACAGAGACTATTAGAATTAAAGAAAATACAATTAAAACAAAAAACAATACTAGAATTACAAAGTAAAGATAATGAAATAAAATTATTGAATGATATAAAAAAAGAACAACAATTAATTAAAAAATTACAAGACGAACAATATAAATTAGATAAACTCCAATATATTTATTTTGAGAAACGTAAAAGAAAACACATACATATAAACAGGGGTAAATCAATTAAAAAAACACAACTAAAAACAAAAAAAACAGAAAACAAAACAGAAAACAAAACAGAAAACAAAACAGAAAACAAAACAGAAAACAAAACAGAAAAATTGTCTAGTAAAAACAAAATAAAATATTCTGTAGATGGGATACCAATATATGGGTTTAAAAATTATAAAACGCAGAATGATACATTGAAATCATCTGATAATATAATTGATAATTATTCAAATATTGATGATGATTTAGATACATACAATATAGATGATTTTTCTAGTGTTGAAGAGTTCTCAACAGATTATAAAGAAGAGATTTGGGAATATAATTTAAATATTGAAAAATATAATAATTTAGTATTTGATACTAATATTGGTAATAATATTGATACTAATAATAATAATAATGAATATTATTGCGATGATAGTAATATTAGCGACGATAGTATTGATAGTTCTAATGACAATCATATATATATTAATGACCCTAGTGTAATTAATAAAATTAAATCTAAATTAATAAGTAATTGTTATATTAAAAAAGAAAACAGTTTATCAAATGATATGTTGATAATATTATATAAAAATTTAATAAAGCAGAAAAAAATATTATTATTATAATTATAATTATAATTATTATTATTTCAAAAAAAATATATTATAATATATTATAATAATATACTAAATAAATTAATATAATTAATATACTTACTATAATTAAAATTAAATATTTCTAAAATGGTTCTATCAAAAAAAAAAGTACCGAATTTAATATCTAATAAAACTGCCAAAAAGAAAACTACATCTGATTCTAATTTTGTATCTGCTATCAAAGATGTTAAAAAAGAACTCATTAAGAAACATAATAAAAATAAAAAAGAAAAAGAAATGAATTCTAAGAAAGTATCTGAATTAAAAGCAATAGAAAGAAAATTAATGTCTAAATCTAAATCATTAGATAATAGATCACATAAACTTACAAAAAAAAGAAAATCATTAAAAAGTAAATTAAGTAAGGTTAATAGACATTCTAAAAAACTTGAAACAATGGAAAAGAAACACTCAATTTTATTAAAAAAAAAAAAAGAGAAAGAAAAGGAACAAAAAAGAGAAAATGAAAAAAAGAAACGGATCTCTAGAAGCAATTTAAAAAGAAGTCTTAAGGAAAAATTAGCAGAATCTATTGTTTTACCGGGGACGCAACTTAAAATGAATTCATCACATCTTAAAAAATCTGGAATTACGGTTAAAGGTGCTAAAACAAAAAAAATGCATAGACTTAAAAGTGTTAAAAGTGGTCTTAAAAGTCAAAAAAAAGAATTAAGTTCATTACGAAGATTTGAAAGACAACTTAAAAAATTAATGCGTCATAATAAAAAAGACAATGATTATTTAAAAAATAATCCAACAATGTCTATGGAAAATAAAATGAAAGTTATGATTAGTAAATTTAATAGATTAGATAAGGCGTTTAAAATTAAAGACAGAGAATTAAAACAATTATATGAATTATATTCCAAACTTTATAAAAAATGTAAAAGTTCTAATGTTAATAGGGGAAATTTATTAGCAAAAAAAATAAATAATGTTGTTGATAATATTAAAATAAATGATGAAGCACTTCTTATTAAAAGAAAACGCATGATGAAACAAATTAAAGATATGAAAACTACTAAATCTAAAAAAAAATCTTTTAAAAAGAAGGTATCTTCGAGAAAACCTAGCATACCAAAAGAAATATTACCTGTTAAAGCAAAAGTACCAACTCCAGAACCAGAACCACCAACTCCAGAACCAGAACCACCAACTCCAGAACCAGAACCACCAACTCCAGAACCAGAACCACCAACTCCAGAACCAACAACTCCAGAACCACCAACTCCAGAACCACCAACTCCAGAACCACCCGCTTCAGAACCAACTCCACAAATACCTCCGCTAACAGCAACACCTTAAAGAGATAAATATAAAATAACCATTAAATATAAATAAAAATATAAAATATTAGATCCTATAATAATAAAGATATTAATAAAACTATAAATAAATATATCAACAAACTCTTTTCTATTTTAAATAAATTTAAAAAATTTGTTTTTTTTGAACTAATTTTATTTTTTAATACTATTTTAATTATAAAACATATAACAATAAATAGAATTAGGATTTTCAAGAATTTATTACCATATGGTGAAATTGAGTCACTTTTTTCAAAATTTCCAGATAATGTAATGATTAAAAATGAAACAATACCTATAATTATAAAAAATAATGGCAATGTTAATTTAAATTTTTTAAGTTTTTTTTTAAATTTACCTATTGTGCTATTATTATTATTATTATTATTATTATTATTATTATTATTATTATTATTATTATTATTATTATTATTACTATTATTATTATTTGTATTATTCATTTTTATTATTAAAACTATAATATATATTAATATTAATATATAGTAATATTAAATTAAATTTAATAATAATAATGAATGAAAAAACTAAACGTAATGTAAATAAAATAGGATATGAGATGAAAAACTATTTTACAAATATTTTATTAGAAGTAGTTTTATTGTCTTTAGTTATATTTTCTCTAATAAATAATCTATCTAGATTTTCAAATACAAAAACAATTATAAGTATAACAAATAAACAATCTGTATTTTTATATGGTATTATTTCTATATTCGCAATCTTAATTTTATTATATTGTAAACAACTTACAATACTTAATATGTCTAGTATTAAGACGAATCTCTTACCAATTTTCTTTGTATTCATACCATTTATAACAGCATTAGTAGTTTTATATTATAATACAGATTCATTTATTAGGAAAAACGAAATAGGATATGAAAATGTAGATAAAGACTCAACTTTTGTTGTGAATACTGTCGGGAATGCTGAATATAATTTTTCACCACCTCCGAAAGGTTTATTGTCAAAAAATGGGAGAATTATAATACAAGTATTTATATTAGGATTAATAATATTTAATTTAACTGTATTTATACAATATTTTAATAAAAATGATGGACGCACTATTTTAGACAAAGTTATATCTAGTAATGAAAATGCGCGGTTATCTAATAAAGTAGTATTTTTCGTTTTCGTTATATTAATAGTATCTAATATATCAATTATATATCAACAATATGATTATACACCTTGTAAAATAGGATTACCAGTGAGTTGGAATTTTTAAGTTTAAATATAAGTTTTCCTATTTTTTAATTTTAAAAAAGTTTTCAATACATATTTAATTATGGATAATAATTGGTCTAGTGATAAGGAAAAACTATTAAAAGAATGGGGTGTTCAAAGTGATATGCATAGTTGGCTTCATAATTATAATGCAGAATATTATTCTAAATTAGACAAATGGCTTTCTATACCATCAATATTAATATCTGCTGTTACTAGCACTGCGTTGTTTTCTAGTTTAGGATTAGAAGACGATAAATATATAGTAATATCTTTTGGTATATTATTAGTTATAGGAACTGTTTTACAATCGTCACGCGATTTTATAAATGTTATACACTTAATCCACGAAAATAGAAACAGTAGCAAATTATATCAAATATTAAGTAATGACATAGACGAACAATTACATCAATCTTATGGAGGACGAGAGGATGGTGATAAATTTCTCAATAAAATAAAAATTAAAAAAAATGATATTTATTTAAATGCTCCACCTATTAATAATAAAACATGGACTTTATTTAAAACGAAAATTAAAAACGGAAATTTTATAACATTCAAAAACCCTCAATATGTTTTGAACTATCTTAAATATAATACTTGTGAAAACATTAAAAAAGAAACTGATACCAACAATAAAAATAACAATAATAATGATAATAATAATGATAATAATAATGATAATAATAATAATAATGATAACAATGATACAAGATTAAATATAATTGATAATAAAGAATTAGAAGCATTAGATTTAAGCATAAAAGATTTAAAAAAAAAACTAACTTTCATATAAATAACAAAAAAAAGGCATGATCCCTTTTTTTTTCTTTTTTTTTCTTTTTTTGAGACCACACCCCTAAATGGGATTAATCATCACCTAGGGAAAATGGGATGGGGGGTTTATTGGTCGCATTATTAAGACGGTTCCGTGCTTCGTTTTCTCCATCTGTTCCCCGTTTAGAGGGAGGAGGAGGAGGAGGAGGAGGTGACTGATTTTGTTCAGACATTTTGGTTTTCTTCAAGTGGTTGTAAAAGACAAGTAGCAGGGTAGAAATTTCAATTTTATTCGAAAATGTCAGTTTTTGCGCTTTTTCTCTAAAATACGCCATATTGCGCCATTTTGCGCCGTTTTCCTATTAAAAAAACCTATTTTAATTAATATTTATATGTTTATTTAATCCACTAGTAACTTTAATATTCTACAAACTCTTATTGTATGAGAATTTGTAAGTACTCTAAAATCCAGTATGTTATACTCGCACAAATAATAAATAACACAAATAAAATCATAATCCCATCAATACATTTACCCCAACTTTCAGGAATATAACTTATTATGAAAAAAGGACTACATACATACAAAATAAACAAAAGTTGGTCTGTGAATTCCATTTTGTTTTTTGGATATTAATCATTTTTTAAAATAATTAATTCAATTTTTAATATTTTCAAACATATAATAATATATATATATATTAGATAAATTCGAGAAATAATAAAAAAATGTAAAAATATTTAAATACTTAATAATAATGAGTAACAGTCAGTAATAAATATTCCTACGTCTTTTAATTATTATGATTTAACAAACTCCAACATTGCAAAGATTGCTATAACAAATATAGAAAGAAATCCTGGGAGGAAGAATAATCCACCTAAGACACCTAAGATGCCATTTTTAAAAGGAGCGTATACGACAACACTACAAATGACAATACTTGCTATCATCGCAACAACACAGAATGCTTTTGCAATAATAAATAAAAACAAAATAATAAGCGGGGTCATCTTGTAGTTGTATTTTAATATTAGTATTTAATTTTTCAATTTTTGTAGTTTTTGTCGATTTTGTATATATTTCAAGAAAAATAGTCATAATGCGCCATTTTTAATATATTATTATGATATATATAAACATTTTAAAACTATAATTTGTTTATTTTACAAAATTAAAATAATTACATATTTTAATACTTAATATACTTAATATATAACTAAAAAGTAATCAAAAAATGGAATTAGAATTAGAAGAATTAGTAAATAATATATTTAACAGACAACCACAACCAAAGAAATCATTTCAATTACAATTTATTGAAAATCTTTCAGTAAAAGAAGTATTTGAATTTTTAATAACATTTTTTACAGAAGGTGCGAAATACAAATATGGAACCGAAAACTCCGATGGTAAAACAACAGTAGATTTATCAAAATGGACACAAAAAGAATTGAAAATAATGGAAGAACACTTTGCTAGTGTTTTTTTCAAACTCAATGTAGAAATATACGAAACTTCTAAAAGTAAACATATTAATTTTAATCTAATGAGTTATAGGAAACAAGTCATTGGAAAAAACACCCCTCTTAATACACTTAAATTCCCATTATACACACAAAACACTATATACGTTATAAGTTTTGATTATTTAGTTTAGTATAAAATAAACCTATTCAAACCGATATGTTTTAATCCATTCTTTATATCTTTTGGTTTGTATTTTTGTTATGAATTCCTTGTCTAAATATTTTTTACATTCTTTAACATTCCCTTTATTTTTATCTGTTTTTTCACTATCTTTTTCACTATCTTTTTCACTATCTTTTTCACTATCTTTTTCACTATCTTTATCAACAATACAAGTTAGTAACATATTTACCATTTCAAGCTGGTTATTATTTAATTCTAGTAATTTTTCAACAAATACGATAACTTGTGATGAAAATGTTTCAGGGATTTCATCTTTTTTAAAGAAACATTGATTTTCTTTAAACGTATCTAATTCCTTTATTAATTTATCTAAAATACGTTCATCCAATCCAGTAAAACACAATCCTACTAAATAAAATTCCCCACTATTAGGACTGCTTGTATTTGGTTTAATGAGACGCACACTATCAAACATTAAATAATAAATATATAAATAACTAATTAAAAATCCAGATGCTCCAAATGATTTTTCATATGACAAATTAAGATAGTTGAAATGTTTTATAACACAATTCGTTCCTTTATTAGAACATGCTGCTACCATACACATTTGAGCGTAATCTATTTTTTGAAGGTCTGTTGATTTAATACCAGAACCACTCCCCATACCTGCATCACCCGTAATTAAATGTAATCCTTCACCACCACTCTTATTTTTAAATTTAGTCATATATTCTTTAAACCATTTCAGATTTTTACCACTGGTTATATCACCTGTATCGTCTTCACCAAATAACCATTTTTGTGGATATTTTTTAAGGAATCCATAATCATCGGCAAAAATATGTTTACCATATTTGACAATATTTGTTGGATGTGTTGGATTGAGTGAATTCGCAACCCAATTATAACGTTCTACTTTATGACGCTTTGTTTCAATATAATGACGAGTGCAATTAATCCATTGACCCGGTGCTTCTGCTAAATGAAATACATTAATTTGTTTTTTATTAGGAAGAAGTTGTGGAACAGAAGCATATAATTCCCATAGTTTCATATACGCATTACTAGTTTTATGGGGAAGTTTAAAGTTAATAAGAACATATTGAGATACACCTCTAGCAAACCCCTCACTTACTTTTTTTACAGAATGTGGTATTTTCTTTTCCCCTAATGTATTTAACAAACTTTCACGCACTTTAAATCCTAAAATATGTGTTCCTTGTAAGTCATCAAGTTCATTATAATGATAATCCTTTACTTTCTTTATTTTAGAAAGAATCTTGTTATTATTATTATTCATAAATGATGGTTTTCTTTTAGATTTCTGCTTAGATTTCTTATTGGATTTTGCTTTTGATGTTTGCTTCCTTTTTTTATATGATTTTTTTGTAATTGTTTGATTGTATTTAACAAGATGGTGATTCATATTTTCTTTGAAAGAATACAATTGACTTATAATATTTTTATTGATTGAATTTAATTGTGTATTTGTAAATAATATTTTTCTTTTATTAAGATATTCTAATAAATCATCTATTTCTTTACTATCTAATATAACAGTTAATTTCTTTTTAACCATAATTTATTTATATTTTAATATTTAATAATTACTTATAACTAATATAATATAATATTTAAAAATAAAATAAATTGTTGTATAAAATGATAATTTAAATTATTATTACTTTATAATATATAATTAATATATAGTATCTTAATTATGAAATACTATATTTTTGACCTAGATGAAACATTATATAAACAAGATGAAAATCAGAAAATTGTAGAAGCAATAGATAAAGAGTTATTACTAAAATTAAAAGAAAAGGGGACGTTAATAATGTTTTCAAACGCCACATATTCTCATTGTGATTATTGGTGTGATATTCTTAATATTAAGGAATGTTTTTCTAGTATTATTTCATCTAATGATTTAGATCACTCTAAACCAAATCCACTAGCATATAAAAAAGTAATGGAATTATGTGGTATAAATAATAAAGATGAAATTCACTTTTTTGACGACCTTCCCATTAACCTTTATTCAGCATCTCAATATAATTGGAAAACCTTTTTAATCAATAAAAACAATAATATGGAAAACTATAATAAAACTAATGAAGATAATGAAGATAATAGCACTAATTTATATTGGTTAAGTGAAAAATATGAAAATATAAATAAATGTATATTAAAGATACTAGAATAAAATTATTATATTAAATTTAAAATTGATTTAAAATATAAAATATATTATAATATATAATTAAATAATAAACACATAATTAAATTTAATAATATGAAATAATGGAAAAATATGACTTTGACGAGTTATCTAGTAAATTAACAAAAGAACTTTCAAAGAAAACAAAAAAAGAATCAGGTATATTTTTCACACCTCCAATTACAGTTTCATCTACTTTGGAAAAACTAAAAGAATATTTTAATAAAAAGAACAAAATAAAAACCATATTAGAACCATCGTGTGGTTCTTGTGAATTTATAAAAGCAATTAATGAGAAATATACATCAGTAAATATAACAGGTATAGAGTTTAATAAAACTATTTATGAAGCTATAAAAGACAAATATGACAAAGAGAATATATCTTTATTAAATGAAAATTTCCTAACATATTCTACACAAACATTATTTGATTTAATTATAGGAAATCCCCCTTATTTTATTATTAAAAAAATGAAAGAAGAGAAGAAAGAAGAAGATAAACAACTAGAAGCAAATAAATATGATATTAAATATAATGAATGGTTTGATGGAAGACCAAATATCTTTATCATATTCATTTTAAAATCAATGGATTTATTAAAAGATAATGGTATTTTATGTTTTGTTCTTCCAAAAAGTTTTATAAATTGTTTGTACTATAATAAAACAAGACAACGTATTTATGATAATTATAAAATCATTGATATTACTGAATGTTATGATACATATCTTGAAACACAGCAACCTACTATAGTATTAACAATTAAAAAGAAAACAAACAATACTATAAAAAAAAAGAATGATAAGTATACTCTTAAAAAATCTAACAATTTGATTTTTGGAACACCTAATAATATTACAGAATTAAAGAAACTATACGAAGAATCTAAAACACTACATGATTTAAATTTTAAAGTAAGTGTAGGAACAGTTGTATGGAACCAATGTAAAGATATTCTAGTTGGAAAAGTTGATAAAACTCGCCCTAAAAAATTTAAAAAAAAAGAATCAACTACCACCACCACTACAAATACAGAAGAAACTACCTCCACTACAGAAGAAACTACCTCCACTACAGAAGAAACTACCTCCACTACAGAAGAAACTACCTCCACTACAGAAGAAACTACCTCCACTACAGAAGAATCAATAGCTGTAAAATATAACACAAGACTAATTTATAGTTCAGATATTAAAAATAATAAGTTATTAGAACCTAAAACGTATAAAGCTCGTGGAAAAAAATCATTTATTGATAAAAAAGGTATTAAAACTACAACATTATTAGTTAATAGAGGTTATGGTGTAGGGAGTTATAATTTTCAATATTGTTTATTAAAAGATGAAACTTATCTAGTTGAAAATCACCTTATTTGTATTAATTATAAAGATAATACAAAAAAGATAGAAGAGACTGAACTTATAGCAAAATATAATAAAATAATAAAATCACTAGAACACGATAAAACAAAAAAATTTATTAAATTATATTTTGGCAATAACGCCATTAATACAACAGAATTAAACCATATTTTACCTATATATGAAATGTAAATAAAATGTGAATGTTATTTAAAATATTATTTAAAATTTAATATTAATTTTTAAGATTATTTTTATTTTTAAATTATCTTTTCGATTTGTTCGTTTACCCATTCAAAAACATATGCCTCATCTCTTTCTCTATTTTTGTGTGTAAAATAATCAGAATATTCAGCACCACCTTTTTGACCTATCATTGGTCTGGTATAGTAACTAATACCTCTATGATGAATATCTTCTTTTTTTAATAGTTCATTAATTTCTTCATCTTCTTTGTGTTGTTTTTCAATATAGTTGTTTATAATTTCTATAGCTTTAGGTGTAATAATACTACTACCTTTATAAATAGTTGTTTTATTATATTTTTGACTACATAATACATAAATATAGTTTGGATGAACACTGCCACTATTATAAAGTGGTTTTTCTTTTTTTGCGGATTTTGCTTCTAAAAACATAACAAATTCATTATGTATTTTAATAATAAAATCAGGATTACCTTGTGAACCAAATGGTTGATATATATAAGATAATTCTGGAACTTCTTCTGATAAACTTGGTTCATCTGACCATTTAAGAGTTTCTTCTCTATTTAATTTTTTATTTAATATATGTTTTTTAAAACCGTGTTTTTCTAATATTTCAATAATTTTGTTTTCATGATTACTATCTTTATTATCTATATAAGGGGAACTTTTAATTTCTTCTAAACAACATATAATAGAATTATATTTTTTTAAGATAGTTTTCTTTTCTTCTTCTTTAGAAATATGTGTTTCACTTAATGTTTCTGTTAATTGTTCAATATCATTATCATTATTTTCACTAGACATATTTAAATAATATTACTAGTATAATACTATTTTCAGTTATTAAAAAAAAATTCAATTTTAAAAAAAGTAAATAAAGTCGGTCTTTATTTATAAAAATTATTGACTTGGTTATTAACACGGACAAATGTAGCGCATTTGTGAATGTCTTTCACCCTAGAAGCACCAATGTAAGTACAAGTGCTACGAACACCACCTAGAATGTTTTGAACTGTTCCTTCAACGCTTCCTTTATAAGGGACTTTAACTGTTTTACCCTCAGATGACCGATAAGAAGCAACACCTCCGTGATGTTTATTCATAGCGGTATCAGATGACATACCATAATATAATTTATATTTTTCTCCTTTTTCCTCTATAATGTCACCAGGTGATTCTTCGTGTCCAGCAAACATACTACCAATCATAACGAAATCAGCACCTCCTCCATATGCTTTGCTTACGTCTCCGGGGTGACAAATTCCTCCATCACTAATAATACACGCATTTAATCCATGGGCCGCATCAGCACATTCAATCACTGCTGACATTTGCGGAATACCAACACCTGTTTGAAGTCGTGTAGTACATACAGCACCACTACCAATGCCAACACGTACTACATCAATTCTACCATTGATAATTAATTCTTCGGTAATTTCACGGGATACAACACTACCAGCAACAAGTGTTATATTTGGAAAAATCATTCTTACCATTTGACAAAACTCCACTAATTTAAACATATATCCATTTGCAACATCAATACAAATGAATTGTAAATCAATATTACTTTCTCGCAATTTTTCAATATTCAATTGTAATTTAACAAAATCTTTATCCGTAATACCAGTGCTTAACATCATATATTGGGCGTCATACCCTTCTTTAATACAAGCAATAACATCATCAATTTCTATAAATTTATGAAAACACGTAAGCATTTTATGTTGCGATAATTTTTTAAACATATCAATAGAACTTACAGTATCCATATTACTAGATATAATTGGAACACCCTTCCACTTACGACCACTGTATTTAAAAGTATATTCACGTTCTACATCAACCTCTTTGCGAGAACTTAATGTTGAACGCTTTGGTCTAAAAAGAACATCATTAAAATCCAACTTAATACCTTCTTCAAGCTTCATTATTTACAAATTTAATTAATAAACTGAATTATACAGAAATAAATACTTAGAATAAAAATGTATAATAAAAAATATAAATGATATTAAATAAATAAGGTTTAAATTAATTTAATTAAGTTTTGTAAATTATTTATTATTATAATAATAATTATTACTTAATTTCTCATTATTGAATTGGTAATGTTTGAGACCATTCAAAACACAGTACAAATGTAATAGAAGCAAATAAATGAAATAATGCTGTTCCCCAAATAAAACCTGATAATTTATCAATTGTTTTAATATATGACCCAAATAAAATGGAAATAAATCCACCATAATATAAATCAATATTACCAACATTTTTTAATGAAATAATTAGAGTTAAAGAACATACATTAATAAATAATATTAAAATACCTATTTTTGCTCTAGTTATAAAACTATACCTAATATATGTATAAAATAATGTAATTAATACTAATTCATTTTCAATATCATAATCGTAATGAAATCCAATTAATGAAATAAATGAAAAACACAACGAAATACAATGTAATTCCATAAATAAGTGGTCTAATTTTCTTATAATTTCTTTACTAGAAGACCACCATAAATAACTAAATATACCCATAAAATACATATTAATACCTAGAATAAATGTTGTTTTATAATTAATAACATAATAACTACGTATCATTAAGTATGTCCCCGCACATATTTGACAAGAACTAGAATACATATTCTTAGGATAATAAATTAATTTATTATCTTTTTTTATTTCAGATGAAGAAATCATATTATCATTTACAGTAATACCTAAAAAATCCCAAAAATTACACGTAAACAATTTATCTAAAGTATAAAATATTAAAATAGGTATGTTAAAAGATAAAATTAAGTTATTAAAATTTTCAAATAAAATATATTCTATTTTTAATGTATTATCAGTATATCTATTTTCATATAATTCCTCTAAATATTGTGTTGTTAAATAAAATACGTAAAATATGGTTAACATAAATATTAATATAATATAAATCGGTTTAATACTGGTTCCTAGTAATTTATTTATTTGAATAGCAGTTTTTAAAATTTCCATATGGTTCTTAAGTTTCGGTATCATTTTTGTCTTTAATAAAGCCATTTTTAATAATAAATATTTTTCTCTAAAAACTTTCAATTTTGTAAAAAAAATAAATTTAATCTACCTCTTCTAATTCTTCAATTGATGTTTTATTATCATTTTTTTCTTGTTCCATATTCTCTTTCTCTTTTTTCTCATTTTCTAGTTTATCAACTAATGGTTTAATATATTCATCCGCAAATCGTTGTCCCACTTCTTTACTTGCGTGTTCATATGTAGTTTTCTTTTCACCCATAGAACGCATCATATCTAACATGTATTTAAGTTTATCCATTTCAATATTATCTTCGTCTATTATATTATTAAATATAGTAGAACTAGATTCTTTTAAATACTTATATGTTTTTTCCATCTTTTGAACAAATTCTTCTTTATTACAATCTTTATGATTAAGTCCCATTTTCCATTTATACCTATCATTTTTTAACGCATTTGCTTCCTCCCAAATTTTATCAGGATCTTTCATTTTAATAACAATTTTATTAGTTAACTATAAACTATAATTATTTAAATTAAAAAAATAATAAAAAAAATTTATTTATTAAACATATAATTAACTAATAATATTTAGTAACTTTATTAACTTCTACAAATAGGACATTTAAATACAGTATTATTATCTACAATTATAGACATTTTATAATCTTTGTAACATTCATTATGTATAGTGTGACCACAAGGGAACATATATAATTTTGGAAAATATTCTTTATTCGTTTTAGAACACTTTATAGTTTTGGTTAATTTTTCATTACAAATACAACAATCTGTTTTGTTATCATTAAAATTAAAACTATTATATTTATCTCTATGTCTTTTCATATTAATATTTAACATATTTTGAGTTTCAACTCTTTTATTTATTCTTTTTGAATTTTCTGTTTTATTATTTTCTTTATATTTAAATTGATGAACAAAAGCATATGCTAATGCATCCTGATGATTCTCCATCTCCGCAACAAAATCATCCCAAGATTGATCATCGGAATCTCTTCTATTCCTATTCCTATTCCTATTCCTTTTCTGTTTTATTATACGCAATTCTCCTGAGCATAATTGGCATAAACATACTAAACATATTAATCCTACAACAGACAATATAAAATAGAGTGCGGGATGCATACTAAATTTTATAAATGTTTCTAATTCTATATTATAAGAACTAGAACTACCACTTTCAAAACCACTACCACTTTCAAAATCAGAATATTTTGGATTTAACATAATATACGGCATATTTAACAAATCTTATATAATTATCTTTATATTAATATAAATTCAATTTTAATAAATGGGTGTTCTACACATAGGACATAATGGTATTTCATTATTTTTATGTTTAGAAATAATATGTTCTTTAATACAATTATCGTGAAATATATGAGAACAATTTTTTAATTTAATAGAACATGTATCATTTACAGAAATACAAATAGGACATATTTCATCTGTATCATTTGATATTATATATTCACCAGGTGTTTCATAATTTAAAATTTTAATAATTTGTTCCTGTTCTTTCTTATACTCATTATATTCTTCTCTTAACATATTAACATTATCTATTATATCTCTAATTGGATTATATTCTACATTAATTGGATTTCTTCTTATATTACTTACATATGGATTAAATTCTATATTAAAATTAATTGGACTATTTCTTCTATCTCTTATAATATCAGTTTGTATCATTCTTTGATTTCTAGGAACTTTTTTATTTATAAATAAACTTAAAATACAACCATTATATATTATTAATCCAATAATAAACACAATACAAAATATTACAGTTTGAGTCTTACTTGTTATACCTCCATTAATAGTATTATTTGAATAATTTGTTCCATTAATAGGTAATTCTAAAATATATCCTTGTTCTTCATAAATAATATCACTCATAATAAAATATATTTGTGTTTTATTTAAAATATTTATTGTTTCATATTATAATTACATAATTATAAATCAATTTTATATTATTTATTTTTATCCATTATTTATTTACATATTAGTTATCTATATTATACATTTATATGTCTAGGAGTAACATAAATATATTTCCTACATATAGGACATTTTCTCATATAATGTAATAAAAATTGATTAGCACATTTTTTATGTAAAATATGAGAACACGCTTTAAACTTTACTAAATTATTAGTTAAATTATCTAGACAAATAGGACATAATAGATTACTAGTTTCATCTGTTATATTATCTATTTTTTCAAAAGGATATGGTTTTTTCTTATATTTAGCAATATGTTTTATACAATATATAAAGAGATATAATACTACAACAACTAATATTAATATTACAAGTGAGTTTATAGCATTTTTATTATAATATGGATTCGTATGATTACCTTTTATTATTAAATAATAAGTATAATTCATACTCAAAAAATAATAAAAATTTATAAAGTTATATATTAACTTAAATTTATTGTTTATATTTGTTTATATTTGTGTTATAGTAATAATAAGTCATACTATACTTTCTATGTAAAAATGTTGATTACATAATGGACAATGTATTATCTTATATTTTTGTAATTGTTCAAAGCATAGTTTATGAAATTTATGAGAACAATTATTCAAGTTACATACATCTCCTGTCAATTCTTCTAAACAAATACTACAATTGTCAATATCTTTATCTACATTACTCTTGATAAATTCTATTTTATATGGTTTATTTTTTGTTCTTTTAATATATTCAAAATAACATTCGTAAATAGAGTATATTATACAAACTAAACATATCATACATATTATAAAAATACAAATAATAACAACATATTTAGGTTTTCTATTATTAATATTACTTTTATAAGTAGTCGGGGAAATAGTAGTATAAATTATAATATCCATATTATTTTTTATACCAATTAAGGGTTATATAATTAAATCAATTTTGTTTTAATTTCATCAATATTAGTTATAAAATTTAAATAAAAATATATTTAAAATTTAAGAAAATAAAGTTATTTATAATTAAATACATTTTATATAATGTATATAGGATGGGATATTGGTATTAAAAATCTTTCATATTGTTTGTTAGATGATGTAACTGATAATAATACAGAAGATACTAGTAATCAAGAAAATATCATATCATTATCTGGTAAAAAAATAAAAATAGTAGATTGGGGCGTAATAAATGTTGTTGATGATGTTTCAATAGGAACACCATCTTTTGAAAAGAGAACACCTATAAATTGTGGTTTTGGTAATTGTAAAAAAAAAGGAGTATATTGTCATAAAGAAAAAACAAATAATAATTATTTCGGTTTATGTACTATTCATTATAAAAAAGTAGGAGATAACCACAAAAATGATTTTATATTTTTAGAGAAAAAACCAAAATGTTGTAAAGAAGAATGTAAAAAATTGGCTACATATTATACTACCGCTCACGAATATATAACATATTGTGGTGTTCATTACAATCAATTAAAGAAAAAAGAACCAACTGTTGAATGTGTTAAAGTAGACAAAAAAGTTAAAGCAACAAGCATTCATCTCACTAAATTAGCAACTAGTCTCTATAAATTACTAGACAAGGTTCCCATTATTTTAAAAGTTAATTGTGTATTATTAGAAAATCAACCTGTTCTTAAAAATCCAACTATGAAATCAGTTCAAATGCTTCTTTACGGTTATTATGTAATACGTGGTATTAGTGATTATAGAAAGGGAAAATTAGAAAAACCAATAGAAACTATTAAATGTTATTCCGCAAATCAGAAAAATAAATTGGTATCCTTACTAGATGAAGACCAACAAACATATATAACAGATGTTTTAAAACAAGTTAAAAGTAAATATACAAAGAATAAAAAGGGTTCTATTATGATAACTGAACGTATATTATCTCATAAAATGGAACCTTCAACAAAATGGAAAGATGTGTTTAATTCTAGTAAAAAAAAAGACGATTTAGCAGATTCACTCCTTATGACCTTACATTATTTATTGAAATAATTTTGCGCTTAATATTTATTGGTATACATTATATTATTACTTTAAAATACTTTAGTTTTCTTTTTAATAACATTTTGTTGTTTCTTTGTTAAAAATTTAGGATATAATATTAAACTACCTGCTATACTACCAAATATATGCCATAAAGAATGATATAACCAATAGTCGTTTTGTTGTTTAAAAAATATAAATGCCACACAAAATAATATAACACCACCAACATAACATAATATAAATTGTAACATATTATTTTTTAATTTTGAATTATAGTTTCTAAATAAATATACAATATAAAACATAAATAGTAATATAGATAATCCTATTGGAATATATTGTAAATAATACTTCTCTAAATCTTTATATGATAACACACTTAATAAAAATACAAAGGACATTATCAACAATATATAGCGTAGTTTTTTATTAATATTTGTTACAATTAATACAATAAAAACAATACTTATATTTGCTAATATATGGTCTTTATATTTTAAAAGTGAGTATAAAGTTTTATATTTTCCAATATAACAATTTTGTTCTAATTGAAAACCAGTAGTTGGATTATCATCTCCATAATTATCTTTATAATATGTAGTAATTTCAGCTCCTATTTTTTTTTTATAGATTTTATCATCTCTATATTTAATATCTTTATTAAATAAGCGTAAATTATTATCACATTCGTGATATAATGAACTAAAAATAATAGTAATAACTACTATAATACATAGAATTACGTAGCCATCTATATCAATATTTTTTTTAACAAAATATCTAATTGATGCTGATATTATAATACAAATATATGATAAATTACTTAATATAGGAAATAATTTAATTGAATTTATTAATTTATCATATTTAGTTTCGGATAAAATATCAAATTGTTTTGAATTTTTAAATTTTTCTAATACATTTTCCCAAGAAGATTTAACTGCTTCATTTGTATCATCATATAATATATTTACTTTAATTTCACTTGAAAATAAGTTATTTAAGTTTAAGCTTTCTCCATATTCATTTTTAAATCTTATTGTTTTTAAATCATAGCAATTATTAAATATATTTTCATTTAATATTAATCCTACAGGATTATCAATAACTACATCTATTAAATTTGAACATCCTTCAAACGCATTATTTCCAATACTGGTTACTGATGTTATTTTAATACTTTTAAGTTTTTTACAGTTTTTAAAGGAATAATCACCAATTGTATTTACTGA